GGTCCGTCGCCTCGGTCAGAATGCCGGGCTGGATGCGCAGCGGCACCATGGTCATGCGTCAGGCCTCCCGAAGCGGCTCCGGCACAAGCGCCTCAAGCTGCTCGGCAGTCTGCGCCCGGTCGGCGGCCCTGCGCAAGGCCGGCAGGTCGATCTGGTCGAGCGCCGTAAGCTGGTCTTCAACGGGCTCGCCGGTCAGCATGGCAACGGCCCGACGTTCCTCCAGCGTGCGCTTGCGCGTCAGGTACTGGTTCGCTACGCGCTGCTTGAACAGGTCGCGGGCACGCAGCATGTCCGTCTCGATGGGCGAGGTCGGGTCCGGGTTCAGGCTCCACGCGTTCCGTACAAAGCGGTTTGTCGGGACGTTCTCACGCGGCGCAATCACGAAGTTGGGCCGGTTGTGCGAGGCCCCGTGCGCCGTGCTCCAGGCGCGTGCCGGCACGTCTTTGTAGAGGATGTACTCCAGCGCCTCCCGCTCGGTCAGGCTGCTGATGACCGGCGCAGCGTGAACCGGGTAGTCGGTCACGCGCTCCTGACGCACCTGCTCGCCCTTTTCCTTGGCGAACAGTCGCAGGTCTTGGGCCTCCAGATAGGTCACACCTTGGTAGCTGCGGCCATCGGTGAGTTCGATGCTGAGCCGCGCATCGTGGTACGCCTCGACCGGCGGCAGCACCCCGCCTAGCATCGCCATCCTCAACCACTGCGGCGAGGGCGTCGTGATCCTGGCGGGCGCGTCGAGGTCAGCCGGGTCTTCCCACACGATGCACAGGCTAGGCTGCGGTGCGTCTTGCAGGTAGCCCGCGTTCGCCAGGGCCAGTTCACGCTGCCAGAGTTTGAGGTCTTGGAGTTGCATGGTTAAGAAAGCTGACCGATTGTCGTTAGAATTACAATTTCCTCATCAATTGCGTTGTTTCCATCTGTACCCCAATTAATAAACCGAACACTGTTTGTATTTAAATTGGCAGGGTCTAGGCCTGAGTTTCCTCGTTGGGCATCACAAACAGTATAGAATACGTCGCTGCTTGCTATATTGTTTGTATAATTGGCTCGTGTTTGGCCAGCGTCCACATCAGTGGTTGACGACACGTTGACAGAGTTGCGGGCTGGATGTCCTGATGCTGTTTGGTCCACATTGACCAGCGCACGCGGCACACCCTCTACCAAGTACGGATCAACGTCCACGAACCGCGTGTCGTCGTTGGGGTCGGTGATGCGGTGTGTCTTAACGCCGGTGCTCATGGTGTTTCTCCGTTAGGCGAGGGTGCCGAATGCGGCAACTGAATGAAACCGATCTTCTGCTGAACCACCGCTATCATTGATGAATACATTAACACCTGTAGACCCATCATTAGCTGCCGTACACATTACAGCGGCGGACGTTCGTCCCGATGCTGGAAAAACACTATTCTGATCGTCCATACTAGTGGTGAAATCGTATATGTAATCCCCCACGCCATTGTCAGTACTGGAACTAACATTAAACGATTTTTGAATTGTTGCATTATTGTTTCCATAAACCCAAGCCTTCGCCCGCCCATCAATGATGTCCTGCACCGCGTTGGAGTTGCCGGTGCCGTCGTCCTGAAGTCGATCTACTACGAGGGTCATTACCGTTCTCCGTTACGCGAGGGTGCCGAAGGCCACAGACGAATGATCCCCGTCTGCCAATACACCAACATCACCTAAAACAATAGGAAGTAGTTTTGTTGCACTTGTCCCCGATCTTGCTGCTATTCGATTACCGTTAGAGTCTCGCGATTCATTTACTTCGGGATAGGAATTAGAATTAAGGCTGTTGGTAAGACCATAAGAGTAATCACCTGAACCGTTGTCAGTAGAACTGGAGACGTTAAAAGAATTGTTTATAGTAGCTGAGCTATCTGCATATACCCATGCCTTTGACGCACTCTGCCCCGTCAGTTCAGTCGGCCCCGTCCCGGCCTCGTTCGCCAGCGTATCTACGAAAAGCTGCGTCATGTTACACCTACACGATGGTCAGGTTGCCGTTGACGGTGAGGGTCACACCGTTGGCGATGGTGAGCGGTCCAGCACACGTTGCGTTCTCACTGCTCTCAATCGTCACGTCCGTATTCAACGTCTGCTCGTTGATGCGGAAGATGTCACCTGCACCACTGACAGTGTCGCCACGCTCACCGTTCTCGCCCTTGTACAGACCTGCACCTCCGAGCGGACCCCAGGATGAGCCGTTGTAACCCTCGAACTGGCTATTGCTCTCGTTGAAGCGGATGCCGGCTGTGCTGGGAGAACCCGGTCGCTCGGCCGTGGTGCCGCGAGCGATAACAGTCTCAGTGGCAGTGTCGTGGTCAAGCACGCCGGAGATGGTGACATCGGGAAGCGTGCCGTCAGGGTTCACGGGACCAGCGGCCGGGTAAACGTCACTGCCGTCACAGTAGACCCACTGCGCCGTGCCCTGCTGAACCTCGACGCCGGCGCCGGCGGACTGGCCCGTCACCAGCACCTCGACCGTCTGCGAGCCGGTCGTGTTGTTCCGGACGATGTAGTGCTTGGACTGGGCCGGTACCTCGATCAGCGCGTCGGACCCGAGCGACCCCGTGATGTCCAGCATCGCGTTGCGGGCCTGATCCGCGCTGCCCTGGTTCGTCGACAGCGTCTCAGTTCCGCCCGTCGTGTTGATCGACGTGGTGGCCGCGATGGCGTCCTCGGCGAGCGCGATCACGTTGTCGTTGAGAATTTGCCCCCAGGTGCCGTCGTTCTCGCCGTCGGCCTGAAGCTCCAGCCGGAGAATGTTCGTGTAGGTCGACGCCATGAGCCGGCTCCTAGTTCAGGCGGATGATCGCGTTCGACGCGTCGGCCGTCGGGAACTCGATGGTGAAGTCGCCGTTCGAGACACCGACGTCCGTGCCGAAATTCAGTACCGCGACCGCGCGGTCCGCTTTTGAGCTATTGTAGATCAGCGCGCCGCGGACCGTGAAGGTGGCGTTCGTCCAGGTGACGTTGTCGAAGTCCAGGATCGCCTTGCCGGTGTCCAGCTTGGGCGTGCTGCTGGCGAACGTCAGGTTCTTGCCGCCTGCCGTGTACCCCGTTCCGGTCGTCTCGCCGGACGTGGTGTAGGTCGTGGTGCCGGCCCCAAGGTTCGCGCTGCTCTCGTACAGCGCGATCTTCAACTGATCGCCGCCGTCGAGGTCCTGGATGCCCTGAAGTAGCTCCAGCTTGAAGCTGTTGCAGACGGCCTGTGTGATCGCCATGGCTTCGCTCTCCTGTTACGCCGTGGACCTGTTGCGCGGCTCCGGGGCCGGCTGCGGCTGCGCGGCCAGCGGCCTGTAGTCCGACCGGGACATGCGCCGCGTCAGGTTCATGGCCGCCGGCAGTTTCTCATTCATGTAGGCCTGCTGCCAGACCTGAACTTGGTCGGCGCCCACATAGCGTTCAGCCTCGATCAGGCAGGCATACAGCAATGTGTCGCCGAAGTTGGTCGCGAGCCACGTATTCTGCTTGTTGCTCGACAGACCGTCGGGCCGGGCCGTGCCGCGGTACGTCGCGCTGTAGCTGGCATCTGGAACCGGCGCCAGTCGCACCTCGGTATCGCTCTGCTCGCTGAAGAACTTCGGCGCGCCCTGCGGGGCCGTGGCGTTGTAGTCGTTGATCCAGTCCCAAGAGCGCTCCTCCAGCGGCGTGCCGTCCACCGACAGAGTGCGCACCGCGATGATGTCGCTCGGCTTCGACAGCGTCTCCTGCCCGCCCGTCGTCGTGATCGACGTGTCGATCCGGTCGAACAGCGTCAGGTCAAGGTCGTCCAGCAGCCGCTGCTCGCCCAGGCCGATCAGGTTCGGCACCTGCGCGTCGAAGTCCGGGAACTCGTCCTCGAGGTAGTCCTTCAACTCGGCGACGAGCCCATCGTAGGTGTAGGTGATCGGCATCAGTTACTCCACGTTCCTTCGCCGAAGGCTCCGCTGCCGTAGCCGGCCTCGACCACCACAATGTTGACCGTACCGGTCTCGGTCGCGAACTGCTCGCCCGTCGGCGTTGCGCTGGCGGCGATGTCGACCGTGCCGGTCTCGGTCCCGCTTTCGGCGCCCGTCGGCTCGGTCGTCGCCGCGATGTCCGACGTGCCAACCTCGGTGCCAACCTCGTTGCCCTGCTCGGGCTGGTCGGCTGCGGCGCCCTCCTGGTCACCGACAGCGGCCGTGATCTCCACACCCGTGACGTCGATGGTCAGGATGATGTTGACGTCGCCAACCTCGGACTGCGTCTCCAGCGCGTTCGGCTCGAACGCCACGGCAAACGAGACGGTGCCGGTCTCGGTCTCGACCTCGACGCCCGTCGCCGGGTTGGACGATGACGCCCCAGGCTCGCCTGTCTCAGCCCCGAACTGCGGCGTGTAGATCGGCTGGAACTGCCCATCGATCAGCGGCCAGCGCAGCGTGTACGGCACGCGGTTGCGCTCGGGCGCCGGATCGCGCAAGGCGACAGGATCGTCTACCGGCGGCAGATATTCCTGCGGGTGGCGCGGCTCCCACCACTCCGGCGCGACGCGCAGGCCGGGCACATGGCCGTCGTAGACCATGTCCTTCAAGAGCATCTCCTTGCCGGAACGCTCGCACTCGCCCTTGGCCCTGCGTCCGCGCGCAAACTTGCGGCTCACCGCGTCCTCCTATCGGCGGCGGTAGCCTCGCCGGCCGCCGTAGCCCACCGTGATCACCGTCGCCGTCCGCTCGGCGTTGCTGTCGACCGCGTCACGCACCGCCTCGATGCCAAGCTGCTTCAGCGTGTTCAGGCGCTCGGGCGCGTACTTGACCGCCAGCCGCCACGCCAGATCGGCCGCCGCGGCCTCGCTCCACTCCGGCGGCACATCCAGGTTCTGCGCGGCTGCCGTGGCTGTCTCCGGTCGGCGCCACTGGTTCACCTTGAAGAAGTAGCCGCCGTTGTCCAGCGCCGGCCAGAAGTGCATCACAGCCTTGTCGCGCAACTTCTCGACCCAGAAGCGGTCCGGTCGCCCTTGCACGTCCTTGTCCGGGATGGCGCGCCACTCGTCCCGGCTGATCTGCCGGGCCAGCGTCTCAAAGCTGTTCTGGCCGGCCGGTGTCACCACGCTGGCCTCGACGATCTCGAACACCCCGTCGTCCAGGTCGATCTCGTTATCGCCCTGGCTGGGCTTGTACTCCCGGCCGCTCTCCACGTTCCAGAGGTGGATTTTCTGGTTCATCCACGACTGCATCATGAAGTTCAGCGAGCGCCGGGCCGACTGGATGTGCCGGCTGGTGATGGTCGCCGGGTCGACGCCAGCCCGCTCGAAGGCCTCGTCAACGATGACGGCCACCTCCGGATCGAAGCCATAGTCGCCCGACGTCGCCATTACCAGAACTCCCGTACCGTCACGACCGACTGCACATCTTGGTTGGAACCCGAACGCGAGCGCACCGCAAGGCAGGTCGGTCGCGTGCGGATGATGGGCGCGGCACGGTTTTGTACCGGCGTGAGGTTGGGAGCGTCCGGCCCAAATATTTGATCAGTGCCGGTTGCTAGCTCCAATTCGCTAATCAGCACCGGGTTCGTCATGGCGCTGACGTCGATGCTGAACTCAGTTCCACTCTCGCCATCGGCGTAGTTTTCCGACCCGACATCTCCCGGATCTTCCCAGGTGCCCGTGATGCTGTCGGCGCTGTACAGGCCGATCTGGATCAGACCGTCCGTCTCGACCGTGTACTGGTTCACGTCGATGGTGAGCGTGTTCTCCTCGCCGCTAGACGGGAAGTTTGGCTCGCGCCGGGCGCAGATCAGCGGCGTTAGGCTGGCGTCGCTGCTAGCCGTCACCGCGCCGCGGAACGCGCTGACGTTGCGCACATTGGGGTCGAACGGGCCGAGGATGTCGTACCGCCGTCCGCCGACCTCCATCAGCATCTCTTGCCCACTACCGTCGGACCCGTTGGACACCTCGGCGAATACCGGCAGGTTCGGGTTGGCGATGGACGGGAAGTCGCCGGCGGGCGTGAAGCAGTGGACCGCAACACCCTCCATCTGTGCGCCCGTACGCTCACTGCCGACAGCCCAGACGTAGCCGCAGATTTTGCCAACGCCGTACCAGGACCACCGGATGCCGAAGATGTAGCTTTGACCGTAAAAGTCGGCGTTGACGCCGCTCTTGCCTGTGCCGTCCAAAGTGTCCCGGTTCCAGTCGTCCCGGGCGACGTCAGCCTGCCGGACGCCGTTCTTTTCCACCACGAAGCTGATGCCGTCGGCGTCGAACTCGAAAAACGCCCCGTCGTCGCCATCGTCCATGCCGACACGGTAGTAGCTGTCGCCGGTGGGCTCGTTCCGCATGCGCAGACCGATGCCCATCTCGGCGCCCTTTCCGGCCTGATAGATGCCGAAGTCGACGCTCTCGTAGCGGTAGGTGCCGTCGCCGCCGGAGCCGACGCTGGCCTTCAGCACGCAGTCTTCGGTCGTTTCGCTGGCCGTGCCGCTGGACATGATCCAGTCACGCAGCAACGACGTATCGTAGAAGCACTGGTAGCTGAAGACCGACGTGCGCTCGGCGATAATCAGGTCGCCAAACGGCTCCTGGTCGCCGATCCGGATCGACGTGCGCGGGGCGTCATAGATCGACGCCATAACGCTGTCGGCGGACTGCGCTGTCGCCGGAGTACTAAACCCCAGCGACAGCAGCAGAACGGCAAAGAGCGCGGCTAGAGCCCGTGTCATCCGCGTACGTTCCCTTCACCGCCGCCCTGGACAACCCGCATCCGCACGGTGTCGGTGCCGCTCGCATCGAGCTTCAGCCGGACGGCCTCGACCGGGAAGTCCATGTAGGCGTGCTTGTTGGACGTGACGGCATCGATAGACGCCCAGTCGAACCAGACCGGGTTGTCGTTGAACTCGATGTCGTCGAGCGTGTACTCGACCGTGGCGGCTGTCGTGTTGCCGTCGGTGTCGACGGCGATGGACAGGCCGCGCTCGGCGTAGCGGCTGATGCGGACGGGCGTCGACGTCTGCTCCGACCCGTCACCCGTCAGCGTCCGCTGGGCTGGCCGCATAGGCATGGATCACCTCCTGCGGCTTAACCGCTGAACTGCGCGACGCCGAGCGCCTCGGTGGTGCTGGTGCCCTGCACCGCCATGTGGATGCGGTACTCGACCGATCCGTCGGCCGCGGTGTCGGGCTCGACCGTGCCGCGCACGTCCGTGGTCGTCGCCGTGGCTGGGCTGGTGCCGTCGGCGGCGGTGACCGTCGCCGATCCCAGTTCCTCGGTGCTGTCCGCGTAAAGCGCGCCCACGTCGGCCACGTCGTTCAGGGCGTACGGCAGGCCGAACTTGTCCGCTGTGCCGGCCGTGATGTTGCCGGCCGCCGAGCCGTCGATGGCGATGTTGGACACCTTCTTGAACGCCTTGCCGCTGTTCGCCGTACCAGCGTTCGGGCCGGTGACCTCCTCGACGACCGCGTAGCCGTACTCGTCTTCGCCCGTGATCGTGAAAGTGTTGCCGCTGTCGTCGGCGCCAGAGGTGATCGAAACAGCCCGCGGCACGTCCAGTGTGGCCACGCCGCTGGAGACGAGCGTGCCGTCCAGCGTCAGGTCGCCGGCGCCCGACGGGCTCTGGCTCTGCGCGATGCCGTCGGCGTCGGCCGTGGCTGGGGCGCCGAGATTAAAGACCTGGACGATCTTGCCCATCGGCACGCCGCGCCGGCCTTCGGCCCGGGTCGGGACGTACGCGCTGCCGCGGAAGATGTCGTCGGACTGGGAGATCGTGTGCTTGTTACCCATGGATCGGCTCCTGTTGCTGCCGCCGGCCCCATGCCGGCGATCCTGGGGTCTGGTAGACGTAGGGCGGGCCCAGTGCCGACCGGACCCGCCCTACGCTTGACTGGCCTGTTCAGGCCGGCTCTTAGGTGCCGCCGCCCGCAGAGCCAAAGGCCCCGCGAGGGTCCGTGAAGCCGAAGGTATACCTCTCGCGAGCCTTGTACCGCATGTTGCCGGTCTCGAAATCGCCCTCGACGCCACGCTGGACGTTCTTGCGCACCATGTGCTTCAGCCCGTCCGGGACATCGGTCTTCAGGAACCACGCCTGATCGTCGGTCAGGTAGTGGTTGACCGCGTGACCGTTCGGCAGGAAGTCCTGCTGATTGATCACGTTGATGTCGTTGTCGGCGGTGCCGGGGCGGCCGGGGCTGTAGAGAATGCGACTGGCCACGAACGACTGCGCCGGCGGCACGATCAGCTTGGTCGCCTTGACCATGATCTGCAGCCCGCGGTCGTCGACGAACTGGCTGATGCGGATCATGGCGTCCTCGAGGGACGTCTCCGACAAGTCAGCCGGCGTGGACAGCCGGTTGGCGAGCGTGCCGCCCGAAACCAGCGGGTGGCTGGTCGAGAACAGCGGCTCGCCGTCGCCGCCCGGGTAGTTGCTGTCGAACCCGTTGTTCAGGATGCCAGCACCCTTGACCTCCTTGGTGTGCTGCATCGAACGGGCCAGCGCCTTGGCGTACTTCGCGCCGAGCGAGCCGTAGAGGTTGTCCTCCTCGGCCTCCTCGGTGATGGCGAACGCCAGGGCGATGGTCTCGTGGACGTAACGGGCCACCCAGGCCTCGCCGCCTTCGTCGAACGAGACCGAGCCGCCTTCCGGCTTCTGCGGCGCGGCGCCGAAGCCGTAGACCAACTGGTCTTCCTCGTAGGCCTTCTGGGAGTTTTCGACGTCGAACATCTGACGCCACTCCTCGGCCCACTTCCGGTACTCCAGGCCGAACGTGGTGTTCAGCCCTTCCTGTAGTTGCTTGCGAAACTTCGCGCGGTTCATCGCCATGACTGCGATCCTTTCTTAACTTGCGTCTTCGATCAGGTGTTCACGACCGTGACGACTTAGACCGCAGTCTTGCTGGCGCCGAAGACGTGCTCGTCGATCTGCACCAGGACTTTCGCGTTCGAGCCGAAGTCGTTCTCGACGCGACGCACGAGGTCGAGGATGTAAAGCTGCCCCGACGACCCC